TCATAACCCTTGAAGATGTGTGGACTGTTATGAAACGCATCCATCCAATCTACTGCATTTTCTGTGTCGATAATCGCATACTTTGGACTGTGAGTGAATGCACTCTTTGCGTGTTCGTATAAACTATCCCTGCGAAAATGCCTCATTCCACCCTTCACCATTTTCTCAAGGTGTTTATCGTCTGCAAACAAATCATAGATTGAATATCCTGTGTCTTTGTCTGTATAGTTGATACGGACTTTCATCATATTGCTGTACCATTGGTCTGCTTCACCACCAATGCGTGACTTGTTGATAATAACATCTTTCCCTATATCTTCAAGTTCATCGTCAAACTCAAATTTATGAACAGGATATTCGGCAATTTTATTGAATTGTTCTACAATTGCTTCTTCGTTTTTGCCTGTTCTCGGTGGACAACCATAATCATCCCACGACTTCTTTACTACCTTACGGAACTTGATTACCCAATCACGAAATTCGTCTGGTGTCATTTCAAGTAAATCTTCAAAGTTGCAATTGATTTCTGAATTAATCACATAATCGTTTCGTTCATAAAAATGTTTTGTGTCTGTCATCATACTATACTCACTGTTTTTGGCAAATGTCTAAATACCTTGCCTGGCAATTCACCTTTCATCCAATATATATTGCCCATATCTTCAAATCCTACCTTTTCATAGAACTTGATTGCTCGTTTGTTGTCTGAACGAACTGTCAACCATACTGGCTTCCCCTCAACCGTATGTTCAAAAAATCTATTAAGTACCTCTGCACTCTTTCCGTTGCTTGGATTGGCATTTACTATCTGGTGTAGTATTACATCACCTTTAACTGCGTGGTTATTGTCGCCAATTCGTTGTTTTCTTTTATAGACGGTATATGTAATAACCACATCATCCTCATAAACACAACAGCCAGAATTAATTTTTCGTTGTAAATAATCAAATCTAATATGAGGAAACACATCCTTATACTGTGCAAATATGGCATATATTTCTTTGATTTCTTCTATTGTTGCCAGTTTGGGTGTCATTTTATTTTGCTAAAATTGTTCTTCTTCTCAAATACGATATGTTCATCAAACTTATCTGTCATTGTATCAGATTTATGAGAGATTACAAATATATTTGCACGACTTCCAAAGGTTTTTAATAGTTTTAGAAATTCCTCTGTACCAACTGCATCCAAACTAGAATCAAATACTTCATCAAGAATGAGTAAATTGCAATTCACACTGTTCTTTAATCTGGCAATCTCTCTCCATGCCAGAAGTAAAGCCAAATCTATTCTCAGTCTTTCTCCCTCACTGAAATTATAATAAGTAAAATCATCTCTATGACGACTTTTGATTGTTTCTGTAAAATTTTCGTCTAAATCAAAATGACAAAAGAAATCCATATCTGCCAGATACTTGTTGATGAGTTTGTTCATGATTGGCAGATAATGCTTAATAATTTTTGCTTTAATTCCACTATCCTTCAACATTACCGAGGCAATATCGTAATAATGTTTATCTTCTATCTTTTCTTTCCTTTCCTCAACATATCCCTTACCTTCACCAATCAATTGATTCAATTTATCTTTTGCCTCTTGAATCTCTGTTCCTTCTGTCATATTTTCTTCAATAATTTTCTGCATCTTATTAATATACTGAGATGAAGCACTTACTTGGTTTTGTTTTTCGTTTATTTCTTTTTCAATTTTATTGGCATCCTCTAAAATTTCATTAATATCACTGAGTCTATTTTCAGCAACTTCTATGTTGCTTATAATTGATTTTAATGCTTCTTCAATCTCTTTTTTCTCATCACCCTTTTCTTTGTAGACGCATTCTTTATGATGCTCTTGTATGTCTTGTTTGCAGGACGGGCAGGTGTCATTTTCTTCATAAAATTTTATATTCCTATTAATAGTTTTTATCTTGTTTTTTAATTGTGTTTCTAGTGATTCTGATTTCAACATGTTTTTTGAAATGTTGTCTTTGTCTTTTGTCTTTTCTAATAATTCTTCAAGATTGTCTTGATGCTCTTTAATTTCCTGTTGCAACTCAGAAATTTGATTTAATGTCTGTTTTACTTCTTCTTTATTTTTCTCGGTAGAATCATTTGATTTCTTTTTAAGGGTTTCGATGAGTTTATTTTTAGCATCTACCTTTTCTTTAGTTAGTTCTATTTTATAGTCTATATCTTTAATATATTCTTTTACCATCTGCAACCTTGCACGGACAAGAGTATTCATCACAGAGAACACATCGATGTCTAACAGATTCTCTACAACTAACCTTCTATCTTTTGCAGACAGTTTCATAAATGGCACATAATTTGAACTGCCTAGTATAACAACTTGACAAAAACTTTTATATGTCATTTTCAAAATTTGTTCTTCAAGAATTTTCTGGTAATCTTTTGCTTTGGCATCTTGGTCAAACATTTCTCCGTTCTTATAAATTTCAAACTTCTTTGGTTTGATGCCTCTAATTATCTTATAATCATCCTTTCCCAAAGAAAATTCAATCACGACTTCACAATCCTTTTCATTAATTGAATTAACTAGCAATGGTAAGTTAATTCCCCTAAATGATTTACCAAACAAAGCAAATGTCAATGCATCAAGCATCGTTGACTTGCCTGCACCATTCTCACCAGAGATGAGTGTGTTATGGTGTCGTGTCAAGTCAACGGTTGTCTTGTAATTGCCGGTTGAAAGAAAATTCTTCCAACTCAGTGTCTGAAAAATTATAATGATAAACTCTCCATATACAAATCTTTGATAAGTTTCTTCATTCGTGCCTTATCCTGCACTTCTTCGATTGCATCTATCTCATTATTGATTAGTGTAACAGTATCTTGTGCTAAGTCAACTATTTCTTCTTTAGTCCATTCGGAATCAATAAGTTCTTCTACCACTGTAATCTTTGCGACACCACAATCATATAATTTATCCATAAACCGTTCAAAGGAATATGGATATTTCTTATGCTCTACATACAATTTAATATACGAACCTTCAAGATATTCACAATCAAACTTTTCGCTGTCAACAGGTCCATTCTCATCATTATATGTGACCGCATGAAACATTTTGTGTGGATTTGGAATGAATTCAATCTCTCTGGTATCTGTGTCAAAGATATGGAAACCTTTTGTTTCATTTAAATCACTGAAAGTAATTTGATATTGAGTTCCCATATAATAAATGTTATCATGTTCTTGGCGACAATGAAAGTGGCCCGTCAATACTTGTTCGTAACGGTCAAATATTTTGGGGTTCATTCCACCATCATATTTAACACCTCGCATAACATCATATCCTTGTAATTCAAGATGTCCTACTAATATAGGTGCATTGGCAGTCTTAACAAAATTTATCGATTGGTCATAATTTTCTTTGTTCACCCACGGTAACATTGCGATATTTAATCCATCAAATTCAACAACTGTGGGTTCTTCATATAGTATTAAGTCATTTGAAAACAATTCACGAATTGAATTGACTTTGTTTGTGTTTCTGTAATACACATCATGGTTGCCAAGAATGCAATGCATCTCGATACCTTCTTCGTTTAGTTTATCAAAGAATCTGGTTCGGACTTGATTTAGTATATTAAAATTAACAAACTTTCGTCTGTCCATCAAGTCCCCTGCGTGTATGATTGTTTTTATATCGTTCTCTTTAAGATATGGAAAAAACACATCGTCAAAGAACTTCATAAAGTAATCAAAAAATAATTGTGAGTCACCTCTGGCAGACCAATGGGTGTCATTTATCAGTGCTATCTTCACTTACTTCATCCTGTAAAACTGTATCTAAATTGTTAGTCTTCTTCTTGGTTGTTTTCTTTTTATTTGCTTTTCGTTTCTTTCTCTTCTTTGGCGTAAACTTTTCAATGTCAGTATCGTTTAAATTAAAATGGTCAGTCATTGCCTTTTTGGTCGATTTGTCAAAGTAATTTTCTTTAAACCAACTACTCAAAGTTCCATCATCCATTTGCTCCATGAGCCTAAACTTGACATATGATTGTTTCTTCTCTTTCTCTATTCGTCTAAGAAAAGCATAATATATGATTTGAGTAAAATATGAAAATGGATTCTTTGATTTCTCTGGGTCAAAATTGTGTGCATACATTAAACAATTTTCTATGCCATCGCCAATCATTTCTTCTCTGTAATCATAATTAATAAAGTTTGGCCTATGTGAGAGGTGTTCTGCTATCTTTAGAAAACATTCGCCAATATAATCCATCACTGGCGGTCTTTCATCTCCTGAATTCTCTGCTTCTACCACCAATTTCTTCCACTCTATCATTGCAGAGTAAAATTCTTTATTGTCGATATAATGGTTTGTTTTCTTTTTCTTCTTGCTCATAATGAATATTATAACTAATATTTTTAAAAAATCAAAATAAATATTACTTTTTTCTTGACATCTTTCTAATTCCGTGTTACACTTTCTGTGCCCGGGGATAAGGGAGAATTAAGGCCTTTAAATCAAATCTGGGTCCTCATCATCTTTAGTATAATCCGTTGGGTACGGACTCCAATCTTTCCAGTGATTCCCAAATTCACTTTCATCTCTATTTAAATAATCAAAATATTCTTTAAAGCCTTGAAATTCTTGATTATTGTTATTCTTCATGTTTTTTATATCAGAATTTAATGCTTTAATAATTTGCATTACTTCATTTTCATCTACTAACCCAGAATCAACTAGAGTCATTAATGCTTCGGGTGGCAAGAAGAGGGTCATTGTTATATAATTTTCATAACCACTATCATTTTCATTAGACTCTCTTTTCAATTCTTCAAATTCTTCATCACTTAAATTCTGAATATCATCCATTATTTTTTCAACAATATCATCTTTATTAAATTTTATATTATTGAACATATCAACCAAATCTTCTATATTTTGTTTTCCATCGAACCCCTTATTGTCTTTTGATGGGTTTTTAATGATTCTGTTTTTATTTGGTTTCATCTTTTTAATATCATCATCCTTTTTCTTTTCAAGTTCATATAATTCAATTACATCCATATCTGGTTTTAAGAAAGAGGCAACAAAGTCTTTTGGAATTGAAGTTATATCGTGGGTTGCATATAATAGCCAATCTTTTAAAATGGTGATTTCTTTTGGTTGGCCATGGATATCAGTCGTTGTGGAAGATTTAAATATCATTGGTCGGTCGATTATAAGTTTATTTTTCTTACCACCAGCGATTTTTGTTATAAGTTCTTCACCACTTTTGAGTTTTAATATTCTGTATGAATTCTTTTTCATTTACACTCCCTCACAGTTTAATCTTGACCGATTTCCAAGAAAAGTTCTCATTAGTATATATGCGAGTTCTCTCTTCAAGATGTTTCATTGTGTGATTCTTATATTTTCTATAACATAAATCATCACTGATGTCGTATAGTTTTACTTTATCTTTTGTTTTAGATTTTCTTAAACCTCTTCCTATAGACTGTAGAACCCGAATTACTGATTTTGATGGAGATGAAAATATAATATTATGAATATTTTTAATATTAATTCCTGTACTGCATGTCCCATATGAGGCAATTAGTATAGCATTCTCTTCTTTATCAATAATTTGTCTAATCTCTTCTCGTTGTTCTGTATCTGTTCCGCCATGGATGAAAAATACTTTACGGTCATCACCACATTGTTTTGAAATGAGTTCATAAAGTGGCTTGCCGTGTGTATCAACATAATTAAACAACAACAGAGAATTGCCATATAATGTACAGGCAAGAGTTGAAATAAATTTATTTCTTTTACTGTTATTAATTATCCATTTAATTTCTTCTTGATATGTTACTCTCTTTACTTCCTGTATTTCTTTTGGAGTGTATTGTAAAGTTATACATTCTATTTGCAAATCAGATAAGAGTTCTTTGTTCATTAAGTCTTTTGTGCTTGTGACATTGAATACTTTGCCAAACAATCCCTCAATGACAAGTTTATGGGCATAACTGCCATCTAATGTTCCTGTTGTTGCTATTCTGTATGGGCAGTGAGTGAGTTTTGTTAATATCGATGTAATCGATTTAGATTTAGCCAAATGTGCTTCATCACCAAATACCGCACCAAATTCTTCAAAGTATTTTTGTGGCATTTTGTATATACTTTGCCATGTAGAGATAACTATCTGCTTTTCTGTTACTTTATCTTTACCTGCATATATGATATGGCATTTCCTATCCACATCCCATTTAGAATTTGATGAATAGTCTTTAAAGTCATTGTACATTTGTGAGACAAGACCAGTGGTCGGTACGATGACTAGAATTTTCTTTTCTTTTGGTAGAACTTTTTCATAATGACGAATCAATGAATAGATGATGAGAGATTTGCCACTCCCTGTTGGGGATAATAATAAACACCTATCATTTTCTATTGCATGTTGTATTGCATTTATTTGGTGGTCATATGGTGTGATTGCTTTACCGCCAATTGCAGGTTTTATCGTATCGGTAAGATAAGATTTTACTTGTTCTTTTGTTATGTTTTTTGGTACTGATGGTGTCTTGTCCTCATAAGAGTACTGCCTTTCCGTTGCAAAGGTTTTAACATAGTCTTTTAGACCTGCATATAACAGATGGGTATGAACATTAAAAAGTCGTATTTGACCGTCCCATAGTTTATTTTTGTATGCAGGAGTGTACTTATAGTTTGGAACGGTAAAGGTGAAGAACTGACTTAATTCTTTGGCAACACTTCGTTCACAGTGAATTTTAATGTTCACTGAGTCTTCTTGATGTATTTCTAAATCACTCATGTGCCATTTGTAAACTTCATCCAATCGATAGCAGAACGAATATACCATTGTCTATTATTGATAGTTTTGATGATACTTTCTATATAGTTTACCTTTTCCTGTTGCAATAAAATTCTATTGGCAAGAGTTATTAAATCTTCATCCCCGTCTAAAAATTTATCAATATCCGATTTGAGAATGTTTAGGTCAAATGTATCCCATCCCATATCATCTAATTGCTCTTTACTCAACTTTCCAGTATAGTATAGCCATTTATTCTTTTTTAATATATTAAAATCAGATTTTAATTTACCCAATATCAATTTTTCATCGGTAAATATAATTAAATATTTGTTATGCAATTGTGGCGTTTTCATAGACTCTAAATCAAGTTCAGTTTCATCCATTTTTAAATCTCTGTTCACCATGTGCCTAATATCTTCAATGTTCATTAAATACTCCTATAACCATTATATTATACACCAACTGTCAAAAAAATCAAGTATTATTGTGCAGAAGATAACGATTCTATAGTGTAATAGGTATATGCGAATGTGGCAGTGGCTATAACTGGTTCATTGTCTGAATTGGTTGTATTAAATTGTATGCCAGTTAATGATGTAGGAAACATTTCATGTATTCTTACTTGAATTTTTGGTTTATAACTGCTATTAGTAATTGCCAGATATGCATCAGAAAAATAGTCTTCAAATTGCCCTGACGGTCTGCCAGGCGTTTTATAATTTAGAGTGTCTTTAGAATCTATCATAAGACCAATAGATTTCATCCATTCAAACACCTCAATCCAGTTTTTCATGTCTTCATCAACCAGAAAACTCACAGAAAGGTCTTCAAATGTGTATCTGCCACCAACCCACTTAATTGGAGTTCCTGCTCTGCTATATTGTTCAGTGGGCGATATAGAAACAGATGGCAAATTTACATTCTGACAATGATATGTCACCAATGGAAGTCTAGTAACTTCCAATTTAAAATAATTAGAGGCCAGATAGTTATTTGTGTCTGGTTGTCTGGGATTATTAACTCTGGTAATATCAGGTATGCCTGGACCAGTAAACCCTACCATTTCCCCAGTATATCCGCCATCGTATGCCATTAAAATCTCCTTATAGTATGTATAATGAAAAAAGGGTGTCCCGAAGGACACCCCAATTTTCGTAGTGTTATCCTACACTAATTATGTGTTACCATGTAGGTTAGTAATGGTGAAGAGTCTGTAATAGACATTCTTACCAGAACCTACTGAAACGGTAGTACCATCATCGTGAGCAAATGGATTTGCAACCATTCCGTATCGAGTTTTGAACCCGATTTTTGGCTGGAATGTATTTTCACCAACTGCACGAACCATTTGTAACGGAACATACGGACAGTAGAATATACCAGCATCGTATGGATTACTACCACGATATCCAACACAAGCGAAGTTAATATCACTTGAACGGGCATCATTTGTGGTAGCACTGTATGGGTCAATATACACTTTCATCTTACCGTTGAGTGTACCAACGAAAGTATTACCTGTGTCATCAACATCTAGTGAAGTGTTGAGGGCAGGTGAGAGTTGTAACCAACCACCCATTGCGAGTGCGGATGCAACATCGGATGAACAAAGAACAAAGTTACCTTTGCCTCTTCGTGTTTGCTTTGCAATAATGTTTGCTTCTCGTTCTAATTGGAACATCAAGCCACGGAATCGTTCTGCACTCCATCGACCATCACTATCAGTGTTAAGGTCATATGTACCTGCTGTTGTCAAGTCTGTGTGTTGAGCGCCGTTCTTTGCTGAAACATAAACACTGCGTACAACTTCTCGGTTGATTTCTGCAAGAATTTCACTTGAGAGGATGTTTGCGAGTTCAGTTTCTGCGTCAAGACCATGAACTGCTTTCAAGTCTTGTGCGAGTTCTGTGGTGTATTCTGCTTTCAATGCACGGGTCTTTGCTTCAACAGCAACTCGTTCAATGCTAAATGCCATATCTTTGAACGCTGTACCATCAGAAGAACCCATACCTTCAGCAGTATTCGTGAGCAATGCACGGAAACCACTAAGTGATGGTGAACTTGTTGGGTCGATACCACCAGTTGAACTAAATGCGGCATTAGTTGAAGTGTTACCTGCACCTGAGAACTTAGCAAATGCTTCTTGATACAATGCTTCAGCACCACTTTGTGAGTCGTACTTGGAACGCATTGCGAAAATGAGTCCAGTTGGTGCAGACATTGGTTGCACACCAACTAGGTCATAAGCAATTAGGTTAGGCATTGAACGGCGAACAAGACTGATTAAAATCGGGTCATAACCAGCAAGGTTGCCTGTATTTGAAGAAGCCGCACTAACACTAAAACCACCACCCATATTGTTTGTTGGGGATGATTCTGTGAGGTGTTGCTCACGAAGTGCTTGTTCTTGGTTTTCCAAGAGAGCCGCGGTTACTTTTGCACGATACGAATCTCCAATTTCTGGAAGACTCGGATGATTTAATACAGGATTCCATTTTTCCTGTAAAACATCATAAGGTGTTGTGTTACTATCCATTTCTATTTTTCTCCTAAAAAGGGGTTATCCTTAATTAAAGCCATTTATTTATGGCCATTTATGTTATGTATAAAATTATTATTTTACACCATTTTATTTGAGTCTGAATGACGAGCAATTGCGTTCATATAAACATTCATTGCTGGATCGTTTTTAGTTGTTTCGTTATATTCTGAACCTTCTTCTGTGAGAATTGTGCTAGATTCGGGAGCATCAATTCCGAAATAACTTTCTTTAAGAATTTGAAGTTTTTCTCGGTATTGGTCTTCGTCTTCAAATTCAATGCTTTCTGTTAATGATGCCAATCGTTCCACCTCTGTATCAACTAGTCCATGTGCTTCTTCAAAGAAGATTTCTTTACATTTATGACCAGTTAATGATTGGTGTAGTTCAATATTTGCTTCGATTGCTTCATTCAATGATGCTTTTAATTGTTCATTTTCTTCAGCAATACCTTCAACAATATCATATTTTTCATCTGGAACATCAATGAAGTTTTCTTCAAAGAGAGATTTTAAACCACCGATGAAGTTTTCTGCAATATCAGCACGAATGCCATTTTCTACTGCCAACTCATTTTGTTCCATCCATTGTTCAACAACATAACCGAGGTAATCATCTAACTTCTCTGCAAGTTCAGTTGATACTTCTTCAATATGTTCTGCCAAACTTTCTTCATATTGTTCTAATATGATATTTTCAATTTCAGCAACTCTTTCGTTAATTGCGGCCTCAAAGATTGTGGCAGTTTTAACCATAAACTCTTCAGTAAGATTTTCACCATCAAAGAGTGCATCTAGTGTTTGTTCTAATCGTTCTTCTGGAGTTCCCATTGGTTGTGGAACTTCAATTTTGCCGGAAGCAGAAGATGCTTTTGCAGCGATAGAAGCCTTATTCTTCTTGTCTTTACCTTCAGTTCCCTTATCTGTATCTATCTTGGCATGTTTTCCATCTGCCGTTTGATAAAGATTAGGATCTTCTTCCGACTTTGTATCTAGTGTTGGGGTTTCTTTCCCCGCTTCTAGAAGGTCGTTATAATTGAATTCTTCGTTACTCATAATAGATGTATCTCCTTGATTGTTAATTAATCACCTTTTTTTGGGTTTAAGACTTTTACCCATTTTTGATTTTTCTCTTACATGGCTAGCAATCTTTTTTACTTTCCCTGTAACAGCATCGATATATGTTTCTGGGTCAGTTACTTTATCTGTCAATTCTCTAACTCGTTTTTTTGCTTCATCTGCGAGTTTTTGAGACAGAGTTTTTTTTGCTTCCGTTAAAGTATCTTCAATGTATTCTTGTTCTGTCATACTTTTAATATATAGTAAAATTAAAGTTTTGAGAGAAAATGGCTAAATGCTCTAATAGCATTTTCCTGAAGTTCTCTTGAACTGCTTTTTTCTATTACCTCTTTATACTGTTGAATTTCTTTTTCTTTGAAAATACCATTCTCCCAAATCCACTCTCTACCTTCCATAATACCGTTTACGAATGCACCAGGAGCAGAAGGATCTGCAACAATATCTACTGCGGAAAGCATAAAGTCTTTCTGCACTTCATTGATGCCTTGTTCGTTTTGTTTTAATGAACCCATACCTCTAGAAGAAACACCCAATCTTGCACCTTCACTGATTAAATTTTGTGCAATCCTGCCCATTGGGGTGTCCATAATTTTTGCTTTACCATGAACATCATTACCTGCCATCTTTAATTCTTTAATCATGTGGGATACACGGTCAAGATTTACTGTAGGACCTTGAGGATGGTTGAGTTCTCCCATAGCACGGTTTTTAGAAACATATTCTTTACCGTATCTGCCAACTTCGTTTTCCATAATACCAAGAGGATAAACTCTACCATTCTTGTTCTTTTGCTCTGCTTGCATAAAGACACCTTGAATGTAGTGGCTTTTCTTTCCTGTATCTTCATTAGTTTCAACAAGGAATTCAATATTCTCTGTCATTTCGGTTATTAGTTTCATATTAGTCCTTATTTTATCCAATTAATAGTTCTGCTTTGAATAAAGAGCCTTAACTGCTTTCCTGCCTTTACCTTTAGGTGCAAGCATTATATTTTCATCAACTTCTTCTTCGTTGTCACGAACCATCTTCTTTTTATTTGCTGCCTTCTCTGCGGCAACTGCATCTTCTTCTTCAGCAGTTGGGTCATCCTTACCAGTTGCTTCTTCTGCATCAGATTCCCAGTTGTTGTCAAGGTAGTTGTAGAATTTTGGTTTATCTTCATCACTGAGTTTGGATGCATTATCTACTCCAAATTTCTTTAAAGCAAGTCGATAGAACTTCTTATATGCTCCACTTTCTTTATTTGGCTTACTATCTTCATTACAAGTGTCACAATCTTCGTTGTATAGATTTTTTGTAATCAATGACCTGGCATCTGATAACCGTTCATGTAATTTTTCATATAAAACAAATTCAGTATGTGATAAAGCATCAGACATATCGCCAGATAGAATTTTATCGATTATTTTTTCTGTTAGCATTTATACTTCCTTACTTTTGTCTTCGCAAAAATTTAAAACTTTCTTGAAACTATGTTCGTCCTCTGAGAGAGCATCCCTCAATTTCTTTTGATTTTCTAAACTCAGTTGATCATGAACCAATATGATGCTCTCTGCATCTTCTGGCAGTATATGTATATCATATGAATCTTTGAGGGTAAAAAATACGCCATTTTCTGATTGATATGCTTCTTTCAGTGCAGTAACAATATTTTCTTCTTTAATAGATGCTTTCATGTCTTTGGCCATAGTTCTTATCATGTTTAATGTATTTTTGTTTTTTAGTCCACTCACAGAAACGGTTTTTCCTCTTTGGGATATATTGTTCTTTTTTATTCCCATATGAGATAAAGCAACTAGAAATTCTTTACTGTCTCTTGATGATTTGAAAGTGTAATCTTCAACTATAGCAGTTGTTGATTCTTCAATTTTTATGCCTTCTTCAACTTCTTCTTCAATCGATTCTTCAACTTCTTCTTCAATCGATTCTTCAACTTCTTCTTCAATCGATTCTTCGGTTTCTTCTTCAATCGATTCTTCGGTTTCTTCTTCAACATCATTCGATAATATGTCTTTAGAGATATTTAATTGATTGTTAATAAGGGAAGTTGCCAATCGTTCTTTCATTTCATCTGCAAATGAATTTACAAAACCGTCTTCATCTTTATTAATAATTGATGCTAACATATTGTCAATATTGCTCATCTTCTTGTCCTTCCTCTTGGGGCATTTCAGCCGCTTCTTTTTCAATTTCCGCACTTAATTTCATAATTTCTTCTTCTGTCTGATGCAATATATTTCTACGCACCCAATCAACAGAGTAGTACTTACCTATGTATTCATCTGCTTGACTTAACAACTCTAGTCTATCTCTCATTATTTCAGATTCTTTTAATTCAGAAAAATAAGAGTCTCTATTATATTCAAAGTTTATATCAGGTTCAATATTATTCCAATCATCTTCTGACATAATTCCTTTAAGTAGAAGTTGCGCTCTCATAAGTTGCAAAAACATTAAAGAGAATCTCATTCGTAGTTTATCAATAAACTTTTGGAACTTTACTTCATCTCTTGTAATTTCCGCGGAACGACCCATATTAAATCCGTTTTCTGCTTCCATTCGTGAAATAGGAACATTCAAAGAACGATAAACTTTCTTTAGTAAATATTCAACATCTTCCATTTCACCAAGATTTTGTCCACCGTCAAGTGTGGTAATTTCTGTTCCTCTACCACCTTCTCGTCTTGGTAGCCAGAAGTCTTCTAACATATGAAGATGGTCTCTGCCATCTGTTATTTGGCCTGTAGTCGCATCATATGTTACTTTGTTTCTGTATCGGTTCATTAAACCTTTAAGATATTGTTCTGCTTTTTGTTTTGGTAGATTACCAACATCAACATAAAATACTCTGCGTTCTGGCGCACGAGAGATACGATAAATGACAACTGCATCTTCAATCTGCCTAAGCATATTTAAAGGCCTTATCACTTTTTGTAGATACCCGACAACTCTCTTACTGTTTGAATCAATCACTCCAGAATGCACATAGCAAATAGAATCTTTTGCAATTTTAATGCCAGTTGATGGGGTTGGATTTATTGAATTCTTAGATGTATCGGTATAAACATAAAACTCTTCAATATTCTTCACAAATGGAACTTTATTTGTTCCTATATGTGTTTGCTCTTTTTTAACCTTTTGAATTTTCTTAATGTTTATGGGATTAATTGCTCTTAATTCTTTAATTCCTTTTTGGGGACTTTCCTTGTCTATAATTATGTGAAAATATAATTTACTATCTACATACCATCTGCGATAAATATCGTAGGCATGTTGATGAAATTTGAGTAATTTAAGAACATTATCAAATTCGGTATATATTTTAGTTTTTATGTTTTCAGACAAATCAACCCGTTCCAAATCTAATTTGATAGGTTTCTTGTCCATATCCATAATTATAGATTCATTTACAATATCTTCAATGGCTTGATCCACTTCTGGAAAAAGTGCCATATTTCTAAATTGTTGAATTAGTTGATTTTCATCACGAACAGAACCAGTAAAGTCCATCATCGTTCCAAAAACACCACCAGATTCTATGGTATATGTACCATCATAATTATCTGGTGCTACAAACGATAACGATTTTTCAGAAGTGGTATCTTCTGATTTCTTTTTTCCTATTGAGAATCCAAAAATATCTAATGGCATAATGTAGTTTCCTTTTAATAAAGAGTTTCACTTATATTTTCATTCATCAATTTCCTTTTCATGAAATACCTTTAAATTGTTGTTATTGAATCGGCATAGAAGAATCTGGTTCATCGTTTATCTGGTCATAAGCAAGAGTTACAGAAAATTCTGATATTGCATCAGAAGAGTCATAATTCAATACTAATTCTCCGACAACCGTTGGCCAACAATTATGAAGTTCAACAGACCTCTTAACATCACCCTGCAAGTCTAATTGATGAACTGTCCACTGTGTGAAGGTGTTCTCATCTGTTAAATCTATTGAACCGCCATTGGCCCATGAACCCTTTGGTATATTGGCCTCGTGGTCATTTAAGGAAGCGTGCCACTTTAAGAATCTATCTCTATGTTCCAGATTTTGTCCACCAGAACTGTCACCACCACTGCCAAATGCATCATACATGGTGAATGTCCATTCTTCGTATGTACGGTCTCCAGGAACTTTAACAATCCTACCTCTGAACGGAACTCTAATCATTCCAACTGTAACAGCAGGCATTGATGCCGCTCGGACAAGAACATTATTTACAAGTCCTTCTTCGCCAATTTTCCCTGTAACAGCAAATCTGTTTGGACGGCTTGCACCGTCAAAGTTCTTTTTAAATACATTTACATTCATTTCTGGCATGGTTTATTTTTTCCTTCTATCTTATTTATCTGCTTTAATCTTTACCATTTATTAAAATCTTTATATTTATTCTAAATCATCATCCGTATTTTTGTTTGTGAATCTGATTCGGATAAAGTTAATAGATTTTGCAGGCTTAATGAAGATGTCTGCAACGAATTGATTTGAATCAATAATATCTCCAGTATTATTTGATTCATCGCAAACTACTCTAAAGTCATATAGTCCCCGTCCTGCTTGTATCCTTCTAAGAAGTGGATTTACAGCATTAACAAATGACATTCTAGTTTCAAAATCGTTTAATTCAAACAGAATTGATCTTGCGGCCGCACCAATAGTTTTCTTGAGGAAGATAAACAATCGTGATACATTAATTCTACTCAATGTACTACTTGGCGATGCTAATGTCTTATCACCGAATAATACTGTTCCTTCGCCTGGGAAGGTAACTACTGGATTAATTTTTGAATCGTACATTGTGTCCATCTCGGCATCAACTGGATTGTTTTCTAGACGAATAACACCAAGAATGTCTCCTCTTCGGAATCCAGCAGGTGACCACCAAGGATCTGCAACTGCGTCTGTTCTTGCCATACATCCTGCAACATCTGCTGCCAGTGATGTTGTAATTAGGTCATCAATTGAATCTTCTCGGAATCCTCTATTGATACCTAAATGTTTTTTGTTTCCGTAAACCGAAACATTAAATTCGTCTGCGGTTTGTGAACCATCTAGTCCGGCCGCAGATGGTGTAGCACCAGTCGCAGGACAAACTGCAATGCAGTCTTTTCTGGTCGATGCAACATTACTTGTATGAGATGTCGTACTGCTTGTAGCGGCGAAGACCACATCTAAATCCATTTCTGTATTATGTAATGGGGTGGATGAAGCAGACAATGCTGTATTTTCAACAGTTCCTGTACCACCGACAATTAAAACACCACCATATTGTAGGTAGTTGTGTGCAGCCCACCATTCATCTTTCCATGAACCCGTGGGTCCAATAGGCCATCTTGCAAATGTTCCACCAGCAAAAGAAACCCCTGCCTGTGAACCTTCATCTGTCGCATGGTAATATGGTTGGTCTTGTGAAGCATCGTTGCCACTTGCAGGGGCCGATCCTGTAAAATCTACCATACCAGGCAAAGTTTCTGTGGCATTAAGCCTTGAAATCCAATCATTAAGACTGTTGATTTGCATTTCGCCACTTTTCCATTCAGCAGTTGTTCCTACCGCTGCAATTAATCCCTCTGTAGAGACCATTCCACCTCTGGTAATAGAACCAGATTCGGTAAATGGTACAACAAAACTATGGTCTTCTACTAATACTGTTACATTTGGTCTTGCCATCGTTGTGATATCCTTTATTGTCTAATTATCAGCCATATCTATTGTTTAATAAATATACATTTCTGTTTGATATACTTATATTAATCTAGTCTTAGATTCTATTTATGTATAAAATGCTAAAGTTTAGACACTAAACCATCTATCATCCCCGTCCCATTCTCCGTCTTCTGTTTGGTCTGATATAAACCCAAACGGCAATAAATCATCCTCAATTTCTCTGATTTGACTTTCATATATCTGAGTTCTGACATCAGAATCCGTAAGGGATTTAAAATACTCTTGTCTGGTCATCCACGCAAATAAAACCAAAGACATTGCTAAATCGTCTGTATGACCGTCATCTGCTTCAAATGATTTACCTTTTGCAATAAATGTAATTAATTCATTTACACAATCAACATCTTCTACTAGTAGTTTATCTTCTTCTATTAGACTTTTTAAGATAGAACATCCAAGTTTTTTAACAGGAACGGTGGTTCTCACACCCAATTGGGATTGAGACCTATTTGATCCGAATCCACCATTCATTACTTGTCCTGCTCTGCCTTTGTATGCAGTCATCAATACATTTTCATATTCTAAGTCTTGGTGTAAAATATCTGCAACCTGACCGCCAATATCATTAATTTCTATTAATACGCCAGCAGTATTATATCTTGTTGCAATCGCTCTGATGACTGTGGGATAAACCATAGGCGAAATGGTATTATTTCTATACCTTGCTACGAGTTTATAAGGCATTTCAGTTGAATCAATCACAACAAATGCACTATAATCCTTTCCTTGACCTCTGGATGTATCAACTGTTATAAAGTAATCTCTGTCTTTTTTTGGTTCTTCATATACCCACAATCCGTCTGCATCTTTAGTAAGAGGAGTTGACCAGTTTAACGATCGAAGTTTATGAGAGGATATTAATGTGTTTTGGCTGCCAACAAAATCACATTCAAATTCTTGCTGGAACTGTTCAGCATTTGTGTTGGCAATCGTATCTTCTTTCCATTTTTTATCTCTTAATGGTCCACCCGGATATTGTGGGACTTGATTCCAATTTACTTCAATCGGAATGTATTCATTCTTACCATCTTCTCCTGGCTTCTTTGTTGCACCCTTCCAATAATAATAAAACATATTCAGACCGTTTGGAGTTGAAATCATGATAACTTTGGTGTTTTGTCCTGCGGAAATTGTCGGATAAACAGAATTAAAGAATTCCTCCGCAATATTTGTAGGAACATGTGCAAATTCATCAAGTAGTAGAACATTATAACTTCCGCCACGAATGGCACTAGATGATGTTGAGGATGCAATAATCTTTGAATCATTTTCTAGTTTAATAGAACCTTTATTCCATTCTACTATTCCTTGTTGTAGCCAAAGTGGTAAATATTCGTAAGTAAGTTGTAATCTACTCAAGATATCCTTTGCAACAGATTGCTTATTTGCAAGAATAGCGACATTTACACTCTGGTTGAATAGTATATAATGTAAAAGATATGCAACCATTGTAGTAGATTTACCAGATTGTCTTGGAAGTTTTGCAATAACAAAACGATTATTGTGAACGGTTTCAACCATATCTTCTTGGTAATCATACATCTTAAAAGGCACAAGACCTTCATCCAAAGAAACAACCTTAATGTATTTTTCAATAAAATATACAGGGTCTTTAGAACATCTCATATATTCTTTTACCTGTTCTTCGGTAAATTGAATATTAATACCAGCCTCTTTTAGATTCTGGTTTCCCAAATAACCTTTTTGCTTATCAGTCATCTATAATATCCGTATCAATAATGTCTTGTGTGACTGCTTTTGTTCGACTTCTTTCTTGATTTATTAAGTCTTGCAACTCACTAGTAGAACCAACATAGATTGATTGGTTTGTAGTATTATTGATATTAACTTCTTCCTTATTAATTTCTTTTACTTTTTTATGTAAGTCTATTAAATCTTTGTTCACTTCGGCAACCGTCTTAATCATCTGCGCTGCCACTTCATATGCTCTTGGTGCATCACCTTGAACAGCAACATTTAGAATTCCATCAATTGCTTCTTCACCTTGTTTGATAAGTTCTTTCATGTTCTTGCGAACTAACCAATAGTCTTTTTCGCTGTCAACCGCATCAACCTCTACTTCCCGTGCATGGGAAGGTTTTGTGATTTCTTTTGGTTGTTCTTCTGTTTTAAATTCTACATCTAATGCTTCGGACAATTTCTCGTCCACTGTCTTTTTATCATTCATAATAATACTCACCATAAATTTGATTACCTGCGGTATATCCATCACCAGTATATCCACCTGTAATACCTATTCTTAAATCATGTGCGCCAGTAACAGGATAGTTGAACTTTTCTTCACTTCCAAATATATCAATTTCAGAAGTAAGAATAATTTTTCCTGTCTTGATTGGACCATATATGTATGCTTTTGCACTAAATTCAAATGTAGATGTGAGATTTCTTCTTGCATCAAAATCGCCCTCATAATCTTCAACTGTCGATATTGAATTTAGAACGATAGGAACATCTACTTTTTGGTTTACAGAATTCATATTAAACGATACAACAAACTCTGGAGTAAAATATGGCAGAATTTGTTCTATAATTTGCAAATTATCATCTTGATTTCTAGTAAAAGCATATAATCCAAACGAGATAATATATGGAACTTCATTATAGTTATATGAATAACTTTGCCCATCATCACCATCTTTTTTTCTTCTTCTTAATTTATTTGTTTTTCTTGAAGGATCATATGCGAATCCTGTTATATCAAATCCAATTCTTGGTAGAGTTATTTGAACCTTTGAAGTGTTTGATATACTACTGCTCTCTTGAATTCTTCTTAAAAACTTTTCTTTTGGTCCATATGACAAAGGAACTCGGATAGTTTCTTTAGTCGTTCCGTCTGGATTTTTCCGAACAATTTGTATATCGTTGAATAAAGAACCAAACCCGATTACTAATTTTCTAATTGCTTCGTTGTAGAATTGTGTAAACATTAGTAACCTTCTTTATATCCTTGTTCGACCAGAACATTCCATTTTTCCGTATTTGGAACTGCCATCTTTCTTTTACCATTCTTATTTAGGTATTTTATACCTTGCTTAGATAGTCGCACCCTTTCCACATATTCTGGATTCTTCATTGCATTATTTTGTGACATCTTTTCGATGGTTTCGGGTTTGTGCTTTCTTCCGTGCATCCCGATTTTCTTTTCTTTTTGTAGTCGTTTGCTGTTTTCGGAAATCTTTTTGCAGTGTTCTGGTGTTCTTGGATTCTCTTTGTAGTATTCTTTCATTGCTATCGAGGTTTTTTGCTTCGACTCGTTTGTTTTAGGATTTTTCTTATACGATTCCAACAATGCTCTTGATATTTTTTGATTTACGGACATTCGTTTTTTGTCATCGGCATGCCAAAAAACACTTTTATGATTTTTTAAATTATAATATCTTTTCCCCAACTCCTCATCTTTTATCATAGATAAAAACTTATATTCTTCATCTAATAATTCTTGCCGATTTGAAT